GATAGAGTATTTGATTTAGCAGATTTAAAATTATACGACACCGCATTAACAGACCAAGAAGCAATAGCATTAACACAAGTGTAACAAATACACCTATAATAAAAACAAGAGTAAATAAATAAAAATAAAATGAAAGTAAAAAAATACGAATTTGAAAACGAATCAATTGCGGACGATTTAATCCACGATTTAGGCGTTGAAACAGACGAAGACGGCAACGAATATCCAACACACAAAAACACAATTGTAAAATTGGGAAATATTGTTGTAACACAAGGCGAATACGACGAAGACGGCAACCAAACAAAAGCGCCGGTTTTAGCGGACAAATATTCAATTGACGTTCTTTGGGTTGATTCAGACGATTCAGCAATCGCCGATTGGTCACAATACGAAATTCAAGTTGAAGGACAAGGCGTTCATCAATTTTTTGGAATTAGTTATAACGCCGAATAGTAAAATATTTATTTCGTATATTTACAAAAAATTTAATAAACTTTAAAATATAAAAATATGGCTACTACGGGAGTTTTTAACGGAACAAATTTAATTTTAACAATTGAGGGCGATACAGTTGGACACACAACAAGTTGTTCAATGTCTTTGTCAATGGACACACCCGAAGCAACAACAAAAGATTCAAACGGATTTTCTGAATATATCGGCGGCGTAAAAGGCGGCGAAATATCATTCGAAGGTTTAGTTGCTTATGATGATACTGCAAACGCAATTGAATTCGCTGACTATCTTTTGGCGCGTACACAATTAACTTGTGTGTTTGGAACTGCTGAAACAGGTGACGCGGTTTATACTGCTGAAGGGTTTTTGTCAAGTGTTGAAATGTCGGCAGAAATGGAAGCGGCCGTTACTTATAGCGGATCAATTACAATCACCGGCGCAATCACTAAATCAACAAACTAAAACTTTAAAAGTTTATTATTTTGGCCGCCGTCATTTTTTGGCGGTGGCTTTTTTTATTATTAACGACAAACAAATATTAAAATGGCAAACAAACACAAAGGTTACATCGACATCAATGTTGGTGGCAAAAAAAGAACCCTTCACTTTTCAATGAATTTTTGGTCCGAATTTACCGAGCAATTAGGCGTTCCATTACACGAAATCGGCGACGTATTTACAAAAGGTATTTCAATCAAAGGTTTGCGTGCATTGGTTTACGCCGGTGTATTGGCAAACGATCAAGAACAAGGCAATGAAATTGACTACAATATTTTCAAGGTTGGAACATGGCTTGATGATTTAGAACCGGATAAAATTAACGCCATTGTTGAAACAATGTTGGAATCAAAAATTTTAGGAAATAGTTTAACCGGCGAAACCAAACCGTCGGGAAAGCCGAAGCCGTCAAAGAAATAACATTCAAAAGTTTAACCGATTATTATATTGGTTTAATAGGCGTACAACCAAACGATTTTTGGCGGCAAACCTGGCGTGAAAATGCGCTATTAGCGGAAAATTACCATAACAATATAAATTTGAATTGGGAACAAACCCGCTATTTAGCAGCAATGATTCACAACGTTAATTGTCAAAAGAAATCACAAATGATAAAACCCGAACAATTATTTGAATTGCCGGTTGACAAAAAACGCAAAAAACAACGTGACAAACCAAAGTCAACGCGCGAACAAATGGAAGCGTTTGAATTAAAATATAAATCAATGACAAAGAAAACGACGCTAAAATAAAAGCGTCTTTTTTTTTGTATTTTTGTTTAAAATATTCTTTATGGCCGAATCAAATCTAAAAATTAATATTACCGGCGATTCGTCGAAACTAAAAAACGCTTTAAGTTCCGCAAATTCACAAATGAATGCTTTCGGAAAAAAAATGCAAAGCGTTGGACGTTCAATGTCAACACAATTAACTTTGCCAATAGTTGCGGCGGGTGCTGCGGCTACAAAATTGGCGTTGGATTTTGACAAGTCAATGACGCAAATAGAATCTTTGGTTGGCGTTGCTGCGGACGAAGTTGCAAAAATGGGCGAAGCCGCCAAAACAATGGCAACAGAAACAGGAAAAGGCGCAAATGAAGCCGGTGAAGCGTTGTTTTTTATTACTTCAGCCGGTTTAAGAGGTTCGGAAGCTATGGACGTTTTAAACGCGTCTTTAAAAGCGTCGGCGGTTGGATTAGGCGAAACAAAGACAATTGCAGATTTAGCAACGTCAGCGATGAACGCATACGGCGTGGAGAATTTAAGTGCAACGGCTGCAACAGATGTTTTAACGTCAGCGGTTCGTTTAGGTAAATTAGAGGCGTCCGAATTAGCCGGTGCAATGGGCGGAGTAATTCCTATTGCGTCAAATATGGGCGTTGGGTTTGATCAAGTCGGTGCGGCATTGGCTGCAATGTCAAAGACAGGAACAAACGCGGCAAACGGTGCAACACAATTAAACGCCATATTGACGGCAATTGCAACCCCTACACAACAAGCTGAACAAGCGTTCAACAAAATGGGTTTCACGTCCGATTCATTAGAAGAAACATTAGCCGAAAAGGGTTTAATGGGTACGTTGTCAATGTTAAAACAAGGTTTAGACGCAACCGGTCAAAAATTTACCGACATTGCGCCGAACGTTAGAGCATGGAAAGGGGTTCTTGATTTAACAGGTTCATCAATGGACGCTAATATCGCATTGTTTGACGAAATGACAAGGGCAACCGGTGCAACCGATGAAGCGTTTCAAAAAACGTCACAATCGGCGTCATTTCAATTTACAAAAGGAATGGCTACAATGAAAAATTCCTTAATGGAAATCGGACAAATAATTTTGCCGGCGGTTGTTAAAGGAGTTACAAAATTGTCTAATTTTATAAAAGGTTTGTCGGATAGTTTTAAAAATTTATCGCCACAAACGCAAAAAATCATTTTATCATTAACCGGTATTTTAGCGGCGGCCGGTCCGATGCTTATAATATTCGGTAAAATAATGACAGGGCTATCGGCGTTAGGACCAATACTAACAATGGCCGCGACAGGATTTAGAGTTCTAACATTGGCAATGGCTGCAAACCCTATTATTGCAATTGCGGGCGCTATTGCTTTGGTTGTAACGGCTTTAAATAGCTATACAAAGGCGCAAAAAGAAGCGACGGCGGCGTCAGTTGCGGAATTAGATACAAAAGCAATTGACGACCGTTTAAAGGCCGCTGAAGAAGAATTAGCGTATTTAGATACAATTGAAGGCAAAAGACGTTATTCGATAAGCGCACAAAAAGCAATGAACAAACGTTTGACAAACGAAATTGCTTTATTAAAAGAACGTAAATCAGTTTTAAAAGAACAAGCGGAACTTGAATCAAAAGACGTTGAAACCGCTACAACAGACGCCGGAGTTGGAACACAACCAATTACAGTTGACATTACGCCGGTTGTAAATCCAGAAGACGCGAAAGCGGCTGCGGACAAACTTAAACAATTACAAAGTCAAATAAATGATGCGTTAGTCACAAACGACGCCGAAGCATACCAAAAAAGGCGCGCCGACGCCGAAGCGCATTATAACGAATTGATAAACAATGAAAAGACAACGGCGGACCAACGAATTGCATTAGAAAACGCCAAACAAGCTAAATTGGCAGAGATCGACAACACCGAAACCGAACGATTAAAGCAAAAAGGCGAAGACAAATTAAACGAGGAACGCACACAACAACAACAATTGTTGGACTTAAAACAACAAATTGCAGACGCCACAAACGCAAGTGAGGAAGAACAAAAGGCGTTAGAAATTCAACGAATACAAGCTAAATTTGACGAATTGCGACGTTTAGCGGCCGAACATCAAATATTGACGGCCGAACAACAAGCGGCATTTGACGAAGCGCAAGCCGAAGCCGAAGCGGCCGTTTATGAGGAAAAGAAGGTTCGTTTTATGGATTTTATGATGTCAATGCAAATGGCAACAGATTTGGCGCAAAAAATTGGACAACAAGTTGACGCATCATTTGGCGCAATTGGAAGTGCAATTACAAACGCTTTTGGCGGCGCACAATCAGCAATGGGTGCATTTGTTGGAACATTAGCAAAAGACGCATTACAAATAGTTGGACACAATTTAAAGGTGGCAATGTCGAACGGAATCACCGGTGCAACACAAACCGCAAAAAGTTTTGGACCTGCTGCGGCGTTTGTTTTACCTGCATTGATTGCAGGCGCAACCGCTTTAATTAGTGGGAGTTTT